TTAACTTGAGTTGATTCGTGATCTTCTACACGTATAGTATAATTATAGTTAGTTGATGCAGAGTCTAAAGTTACAGTAACTGTATCACCAGTAACCCAACCTTCTCCACCATGTAGCAGCACAGCCTCTCTGTTATAGCTACATCTGTAGTTATTACCACCGGGGCCGTTTTGACTAGCACTGTAGTTAGGACTGACACCTTGTTGCCCTAAAACGTTGAGTCTAAATATTAAGTTTTTCTTTGATCCTGAGTCTACACTAAATACCTGTGTACCTATACCGGGGCAATGTCCTGTACCGTCAGACTCATCGAGTGTATCACTCTGTATTTTGATACGAGTAGCTCTGGTAACTGTAGTTACAGCTGTGCCGTTATTTATATTTACACCATACTGTCTACCGTTTTCTGTACGTAAGAGTTCTATGAACCCGAAGTGAGCATCTGGTGTAGCATCTGTAGTTCCCGTTGTCCCAACGAGAGTGTTAGCATTAGTAGTATCACGGTTGGTAACAAAAGTCGTATCATTGATTGTTAAGAACTGTAAGTTTTCTGGTGTGCTTGTAGCTAGATAGTTTTGTATAGCTGTCTGACCACCTGTGCCATAAGCTGTAGTCATGAGCTGACCATCTGTACAACGCCAGACTCTGACTTGGCCATCAGCAGCTACTTGTCCAATGTAAGATCCTTCTGTTTCATCACGAAAGTAATGGAACCACGAACCTCCACTCTGTACACTCGATAGTGCGTCAGTGCCTATGCGTTTAGCACCCGGTCTTTTAAATAGACCTTTAGTTAGGTCTGGTATTGCATTTGTTACCTCTGTTACCTGACCGGGAAACTTTAGCTGGTCAGGCTGTTCTGACATTCCTAGTGAGTATTGAGGGATAGTTTGTGTGATACTTGCCATTATCTTCTAAGGTTTCTCCAAGGTTGATAGGTTTGATATGCAGTATCATCTTCAAATCCAAACATACTATGGTCGCCCTGATTGCACTCATACTCCATGAGAGCAGCTCTTGCAAGTGCTTCTTGTTGAGCGAGTAGTTTTACCAACTGTGGGTTTGCAACTAGCTTTGTAGCAGCAACTCTAGAGGCTCGGTATGTTATGTATCTTCTGAAGATGACTGGTAAGTCTTCAAAGTTGTATAGTCTAACAACATCAAGATCTAGGTCAGCTGTAAATACATCTGTGTGATCTTGCTTGTCATATATAAATCCATTACGACGTACAAGATTACTGGTACGACGTGCTTGATTGTCATGTAAATCCATAGACAATATATCATTACCAATAGCTATTCTGCCGTTAGCGTCTATTGCAAATCTTACATGCTTCTCTGTGTTATAATGCCACCCCTCTGCCTGCGTGTCTACGTTGGCATCGCGGAGTAGGTTGTAGATCATTGCTACTTCTGGATTATCAAAATTAAGAGTAGTCAATGGTGATTGTCCGATAGCTCCCAGTATAGAGTTCACTGCGGATAGTTCGGTATCGAGGTCAATAGTTGTGGTTGCCATAAGAAAAAAGGAGGCCGAAGCCTCCGTATAGAATATAAATTAGAAGCCTGATGGCTTTGTAGCTGTTCCAGCAAATAGCTCAACAGCAGCAGCAGGGTTAAGTGCGTCTGCTCCCATAGCTAGGCGACCTAAGATTACGTCACCTTGGTAAACCACGGATATGTCTCCGCTTGTTACCTGTACTTGTGGGCCGATTGCTTCTACGCAAGCAGCAGCTTCTTTCTGGAAGATAAGTCCGCATGAGTTTTCAAAGTCGGAGTTACCATTACCATAAGAGTTAACAGTCTTGGTTGTAGATGAACCAGCTGTCTCGTCTTCCATAACAACTTCTGTGAAGCTGCCTGTGTTTCCGGGGTCTGTTACACCGGGGTTTGTTGCAGAACCTGTACCAAACTTAGTACCGAATCTACCAAAGAAAGGAATGTTCATTGACTTGTAGATGGTGATACCAGCTATTTCAATGATGCCGTTTCCGGACTGTATTGCATCTCCTCTCTCGTTACGGTTGATTAAACCGTTTGTCTCTACGTTCTGGATAAGTTCGTAGTACTGTCTTGGGTTAAGTACAGCTACTCTACCTTCGCCAGATACGCCTTTCTCGTCGAGTGCAGCAGCTGCATCGTAGAAAGCGTTTACTAGCTTAACAGAATCGTAAGCGTCAGATGCGTTAGTTCCTGTTGAACCAACTCTGATCTGTGTTCCACCGGGCTCTACAAAGTTAGTCTTTGTGATTGGTGAAGCTTGTCTAGCAGCTTTAGTTACTGCTCTGAAGATCTTTCTGTCATACTTCTCTGCAAGAGCATAACCGATCTTTCTTGAGATTTCACCACGTAGGTCGTAGTGTGCTAGTGTCTCGTCTAGCTCATAGACAAATGCTGAACTGATGAGTAGGTCATCAACAGTCACTGTCTTTTCAGCTACTGGAGGTGCTCCATCGGAGTTACCTAGTATGCTGTTGCCGGGTGTGTGATACTCGGCTGTTGTTCTTCCTGTGAAGATAAACTGAACTGACTTACCATTTGTAAGTGTTCTCTTCATCACAAGGTCACGTGCTATCGTGTTCCTTTGGAAGCCTTTGAACATTTCTCCGGAAAACAATTTAAGGTATAACGCCCTCTTGTCTCCAGCTGAGTTCGATTGACCGGGACTAGTTATACTAGTGGTCAATGTGCTATTTTGTTGTGCCATTTCTAAGAATGATATTGATTTACTTTTCTCAGATCTGAAATTTTTTTGGCCATTTTTGTGGTCTATCCCACCGTCTAGACGGCTCAAGGTATCCAGCGTACTGGGCTCTCGCCAATGGGGATGGGAGGACTTGAACCTCCTCTGTACGGCCTTTACCGATTACCCGATGATATAAGCATCACATTCACCTGACACTTTAGTTTTCAAATAGTCTATCAAATACTCGTGAGCATCAGAGTTTAGATCCTTGTCACTAAGTATCTCAATCCTCTTTTGATTCCACTCTGAACAAGACATATCCCAATGAGAATAATTATGCTCAGATATTAGTAGTGTTAGTAATGCGAGTTCTATCATTATTTTTTACGACGTTTATGGTTGTAGTTTATACGACGACTACTTGTTTTACTTCTGTTGAACTTGGCCTTTTCGCCACTCGACATCTCACCTGTAGTCTTAGGTGTTTTAGATGACACACGTCTAGATGGTCTGCAAGCTGGGTAGCCTTTACGCTTCTCACCTTTCTGTCTGCCACAGGGCTTACCAGTTTTGGTATCAACCCACTTCTCTTGGAACCATCTACGTAAGCTCATCTTCTTTTCTTTTTAGTGTAGCCGGGTGATGTTCTCTTTACACCACCTGATTTGACCTGACCCTTACATACCTTAACAGCGTATGCGTTTGCGTATGCAGAAGGGTAGACCTTGAACTTTCTTTTAGCAGCTGCCTTGCCACGTGGACATAATTTACCCATTAGCGTTTCTTACCTCCATGGCTACAGCCACACTTCTTACCTTTTTTGTGTGCCATTACAGAAATCCTTTACCTGTTACATCATTGAGCAAATTACTCTTTCGTCTTCGACTTTCGCTTCTACTACCAGATGTTTTATCTATAATATTTATAGCTTTATTTAGTTCTTGTTCTGAAACAAAGGGTATATCCTCTATTTTTTTAACAAAACCTTTAGCTAGTTTGATAGGTTTCTTACTACCTTTGGACTCAGTAATCCTCATTCTGCCTTTTTCATCAGGCTCGTGGTATGTTTTCATTAGCATTTCCATCTGCGTAGGGCAAGTGCCTTTCGTGTAGGCTTGCCGTTTGGTTTTTTGAGTGGGCCTTTCATGCCAGACATGCGAGCACAAAATGACCTCTTTCTAGCCCCTCCTCCGGGCTGTGGAGCTTTGAGATTAGAGCCAGTGGCACGATTGTACTTGGCTCTACCCTTAGCTGTCAGGCCGCCTTTGCGACTCTTCTCACCTCTTCCGAGAGACAGGCTTACTCCCTTTCGTTTTCTTTTTGCCATTTCTAAGTTTCTTGAAGTCAGCTCCTGTGATCTTATCTCGGGGTGGTGCTACTCTGGCGATCCTCATTTGACCGGCAGAGTACTTCTTCTTACCAGCTGGCTTAGGCATTACAGGATACCGGGTATGATTTGTCCTGTAGTGATGTATGTGCCGATAGCGATTACAAATCCTAGCATTGCTAGTCTTCCGTTTAGCTCTTCAGCTGGATGCCATTTCTGGTTTTCGTGGTTGTGGTGTGTCATTTCTTTTTCTTTTTAGTGGTTTTCTTTTTCTTGAGCATGGCCAATCTTTCTTTCATGGTCATCTTTTTTTTCTTAGGCTTCATTCCGCCACCGTAATGTCCGGGCATAGTTAGAACTCCAAATCAGATCTGTCAAGTTTTTCAATTATGTCTTGTCTGTAAGCTGGATCTCTGTCGTAACGAGGATCATTCATCGCTGCGACTAGCTCTTGCTGACTGCGGAAGACATCACCGCTTTTGGTTGGTGCTTTACCTGTAACCATTCTACCTTCAACTCCGTTTGCTGCATCGTATTCTGCCTTGAGTCCTGAGACTGCTAGCTTGATAGCTTCAATGCTACCAGTTTCTACGACCTGATCGAACGCAGAGATTGCAGATTTGTCAAGATTACTCTTAGACCAATTTATTATATTTGCGTAAGCCTGTTCACCACCCGCTGAGTTTTTGATCTGATTAATGTCAGAGTCAGTTATTGCAGGGGCTGGTTCAGCATTTACTTGTTGTTGATACTGTGGATCAGATTGTACTTCTAGATAAGCCTTGATTAGATCTTGGCTTGACATAGAAGAAAACTTAGCCAAAGTCTCGTCTGATAACTTGTTACCGTTATC